GTCGAGAGCTGCCTTAAGCGCATCCATACTGGAATAACGCGGAGCAGAAGGATCCTTCATCATTTTTCTGCCTTCCTCAATGGCAGCGGCTGTAGTATCATTCGGTACTTCCAGTTTTAATTCGAAAGGAATACCATGCTCACGGATAGCGGTTCTCAGGAACATATTTACAGCAGTTGTCATATTCAGACCAAGCTCATTGAAGATTTCTTCCGCCTGATCCTTGATTGCCTTGTCTGTACGAATATTTAAATTAGTTGTTGCCATACAGAACACCTCCATTCAATTATAGTATATGCAGAAATTCGGGTGATGTCAATACAATGTCATTATACAAGCTGTGAATTTTCTGTTAAAATGCATCGAAATCCTTCTGCGTAGCGATCTGCGCATAGCCCTTGTACTCATCATTGCAGCTTTCTGCGTACATATCGTTCACCATCCCGATTGTGAGTAAGTCAAGATCCTGGATGGAGATGCCGAGCTGTACGCAACGAAGCAGAAACAATGGTGTGGTCATCGGGCGGTCAGTTGCGTGAAGTTTTTTTTAGACTCCACATCCGTCTGGACATTCAGTCCCCACAGCTCGATAATCTTCGGAAGCACCTGGTAGATGGAGAAGGTGCTGAATTCATCCAGCCACTCCTCAGGGCTATCCGGGATGGAAGGATCTGCGTGCTTTGCCATGATGTAGGCGATGTTCTCGAACATCTCAAGGGAGAACATATCGAGGTGAGAGGAATCCTCATCACCGTTTCCGACTGCCTTTCCGAGCGCATCGAGATCCTTGTAGATATCCCGGTGGAACTTGATGCGGTAAATACGCGGAATGGCGGCAGATGCCTTGAAGGGCACCTGCTTTCCGTCAATCTCAATCATCTTTGTCATACCCATACGATCACTCCTTTACTGACTTTGCAGGCTTCGCTGCAGACTGCGTTGCGGCATCGTTCTCTGCCACAGGCACATATACCGCCTTGTACCAATCAGCATAGGTGGTAGCATCCGTGGTATTTCCGGTCTTTGCTTTCACCATACCATTAGTAAGCGGCACCGCCTTCAGAGAAAGCTTCTCCGTCTGTACCTCCTTGGAATCCTCATTCGTCTTTCCTTCAATGCCGGGACGGGAGGCGGAGCAGTTATAAAGCACATGACGAATGTGCTTCTGGTCTCCATCAAACTCGAACAGGAGCGCAAATGCTGCAAGCTCCACCTCGGAGTTTTCAATCAGCACACCCTTGGAATCTAGTGTTTCCTTCAGTACGTCCGTGCGGAAGGACTCTGGAATCAATGCAAGCTCCAGATCTCCGTCATAGCCACAGTTATTATTGATAACGTAATACACACCACCATCCGCGTAAAAGTTTTCCGGCTCACCATTTGCATCTAGTGAGATCGATACGGAGCCTGGCATCGGGACCGGCGTTCCGAAGGTGGGTGCGCCATCCTCGCCAATGGTAAGGAGTGCATAGTGTGTATTCTTCAGGTTGAATTTCACCTTATTTGCTTTTTCAGCCATCGTTAATTTACCTCCATTTCAAATGAATACAGGACTTCGTAAAGCTTCTCCGACTCGATCCAAGTCTCGGATTTTTCATAAAAAATGCCATGCTGATCGAGCACGGCTTCTATACGCTGTTCTGCCGACAAGTCCTTGTAGTCGGTATACAGTTCGATATGAATTTCATTGATCTTATAGTAGACCTGCCCGTCTGCCGCAAAGTTGTCACTGTTCGGTGTAAGATAACAAATAAACGGCGGATCCGGGCTTTCTCCCTCTGCAAAGTGGTCATAAGCAAAGGGAAGGCCTATTTTATTCATGATTTCGATTAACTTCTCCATGTGTTATCCTTTCAGGGCCTTTTCAATTTCACGCTCCAGTGTATCAATCGCTTTTTCTTCCGCTGGTGCGATATGGGGCCTTGCGGCGACACGGCCACCACCTCGCTTGGCATGACCAAATTCCAGAAGGTGGGCCAGCTGATAGCGGTTTTTCGAATGAACCACAAGCTCCAGAGAATTGGATGTTTCCTTTTGCATTTTCACTGCCCAGCTCTTTGCGTATTTTCCGGTGTCCTTGGGAGCCGTTGCAGCAATCTCATCCTTGACGGTTTTACCAGCCTTGCGGACCGATGCTTTTAGATCATCTGTTGCAAGGCTGGCATATTCCTCCAGCCCATCCATAATCGCATCCGCCATCTGGCCAATGCTTACCCGATCAGTTGCCATCGTTAGCGCCTCACTTTCTGACAGGAGAGTTTGATGCATTTTTTCTTGTAATTCATGTGGTCGATGGCTGTGATGTCATAAAGCGTAAGGTGCTGTGGGAGCTTGCTCACAAAGGCACCATTATGCGATGGGCTGTATGCGGCGAATGCCGCGGATAAGCGTAGGAAGCTTTGCTTCCGT